TCCATCTGTACCATCTTGTACACCATAGATACTTATAGTATCAAAAGCATCATATGTTCCACTACTACCTTCTCTTGCTTCTACTGTCCAGCTATCTGCTGTATTAGCTGCGGGCTCTTGAGCATCTGGTATTGTGTAAGTGCTAGTAGTACTCCATGTTTGTCTTTCAACCCCGTTTTCTAAGAAGCGATATTGGGGGCTGCTAAAGTTTATAGCTGTACCAGTTAACAAAATTGCAACAGGGGTTTTAGTGCCTGTACCATCATATAGTACAGCATATTGAGAAGCCGTTAATTTAATTGTTTTAGCATCTGTACCATCAGAACCTGCAGGACCAGTAGGACCTGCAGGACCAGTAGCACCTGCAGGACCTGTAGCACCATCCAACCCATCTATACCATCAGCACCAGCAGCCCCCGGCACTACCTCAATCATAGATAGTTGGTCAGAAGCAACAACTGTCCCAGAAGAAGAATCTTCTCTAATATCTACACTAACAACTTCTGGCATGTTTGTAGCAGAAGCATCTGGAGTATAAGTATAAGTATTAGAAGTTGTATTTTGTGCAGATATTCCATCTACTTTAAAATCATAGTAAAGGGTACCTACCGTATTACTTGCTGAAGCTGTTACCGCTGTTGTAGCTGGGCTAGGATTTGCGCCATTAACATCATAATCAAATGCAGTAGTACCAGAACTTAATTTAACGGACTTTAAAACACGAGTAGAAATAGTCTCTGAATTTGTAGTAGCGTATACGTCGTAAGTATAAGTACTACCACTTCTTGTTACTTTAGCAAGTACCACATCATTTATAAAATCTTGATTAAAGCTAGAAACTTTTACGTCTCCAGAGGCTGCTGTAAGGCTAGTATCAATCAAAAAAGTCTCATTGTCTATGATACTATTTAGTTTCACTGCTTTAGTCCCTACTAGTATATACTCTCCTTCTCTATCTTGTAAATCCGTAATAAAAGTTTCAGATGTTTTTGATACTTTTGAGCCTGCAATAGTGCAAGAAGTTGCTACTGTAGTTGTAGCAGTATCATTTAGCTTGTGAAAAAACTCTGCACTATCTGTTTCAGTTACTTGAACAAGAGCAAGAGTTGGTGTATCTTCTGTGTCTATAGCAGTATCAAAGATAATATAAGCAGTAGCACCATCAGCAAGAGAACCAGAATTATAATTAGTAGGATCAATTTCTATTTGATTGCCTGTACCACCTGATATATTTACTACATCTCCAGTAGGGGTAATAAAGTCATAAGTACTGTCTGCTAGAACAAATTTATTATTAACAATATTTACTGTTGTTTTAAAGTCTCCTCCTACCGGCAACCCAAGAATTTTCTGGGTACTTGTTGCTGGTCTGTCGGGCATAACGACAAAAGCTATTTTTGGGTCCGAAGTACTATTATTTGAACCTATAGCCTGTATTCTAAGCTGGTACTCACCAGGTAGAACATTAGTAAACTCATAAGAAGTTTGGGATGCGGGTAAACTTATTGGTGAGGGATATTTTGGTATGTTATGGTGAAGTACATATCCATTTAAAAAACGATAAACACTTTCAGTATTATCTCCAGTATTTGTAGCTGTTTCTAGTGGTGGTCCCCAAACTGCGCTAATGCTAGATGGAGGAGTTTCTACTGCTCCCTTATCGGGAATACCTAGTATTGCTTCTGCGGTAAAAAATGTTAGATTAGGAATAGGAGTTTTATTGTCTGGACGTACTTGAGGGCTTTGTATATCGTTATTATTTTCTACATCTGCATAAATTGATCTAATATACTCAATAGCAGTAATTATATATCCTTCATCGTCTTCTGTAATTCCAGAAACTGCAAATTCTCTTGCACTTCCCGTTTGTATTTCTCCTTCAGAGTTAAACTCGACCAAAGCCCACAAAGCGTCCTGTTCTGGAGCAGAATCAAAAGCAGCAACTGTTAAAGTAGAAGTTGCTCCCGCACTATTTGTAACCGTTCTTTTTTGTAGGTGTGAACTACCAGACCAAAGCGCCTCTACCGCATTTCCGCTATCATCAACTAAGTTTGCAACTTCCTCTTCGTTATCTATAGTACTTCCACCCGCATCTAGAAGAATCTTATCTCCCTTTACGTAAGATGTTGCATTTATTGTTGCAGAATCGTCTAGTAGATAAGCTGCTCCTCCTGGAAAAACTACATGTAACTCATACGTGTTTGAGCCTAAAGTAACGCTGCTATCTAAATTTACAGACGTTGTTGTAGAACTAGAAGAAGTTCGTCCGCTATACCGAACTCTTTCTCTGTCTGCATCTTGAACTTTAATTACATCACCGGGTTTAATATGAGCAGCATTTTCTGCTGTCTTAAAGTTTATAACCTCTTTGCGCTCTCTAGCAGTAAGGAGCTTCCACTTCCCATAACGCCTAGCTTGGCCTTGAGAAAAACAACCGAAAGCAACAGCATCTTCTCTATTAATAATGCCTGTCCTAATAATATCTTCTACATCTTCTACAATTTCGGGAGTTTGCTTATAAAAATTATTTGGGTTTTCCCAAGATACAACTACTTGATTTGCTCGTACTCTATTTCCGGTACCCTCATAGTTAAACATACCATCTATAACGTTACTTTTTGAAAATGTATATACGGCTTCCTTGGGTCTATCTCCCTCTAGATATAGCTGTCCATCTATCCAGTATGGCAAAGCCAAAAAGGTAGTACACATATCTTTAATTACTTTATATGACTGCGTTCTAGATGTTATATACCAACTTGCACGAAACCGAGGCTCTTGACCGCCTAGACCATCAGGAACCAGCTCATCACAATATCTAGCCAAAGAATACAGGGCATAATCATTAATTTCGTCTTTAGATACAAACTCTCCTAAACCATACCTATCATTAAGCAGTATATCCCGAAGTCCCCAGACAGGGTTATCAGTAAATACTCCTCGATAGTTTACAGAGTCGGCTGCAAAATCTTCTTTGTCTCCTCTAAATGTACCGTCCCAAGTTACATAACTACCAGTATCTGCACCTGTTGATTTGTTTCTTGTGTATTTTGCATTTAACCCGTCATTTTCTTCTCGTGTAATATAATTTGTAGGAACCTGAACGCCTACTCTTTTTACGTCATACGATCTTGAAGGCATCTTGCCTGCAAACTCTTCTGAGTCAAGAACAACAGAAGCAAGAGCAGTGTAAGGATAAGAAAGCTTATCTGTAATTATAGCTTGTGCTGATTTTAACGTAGTTCTATTATTATAGGTTTTATAATCTCTATAGCCATATTGAACTGCAGTAATGCGCTTAATTTCTAGCCTAAAGTCAGTAAAAGGCTTATAAGGTTCTAAGTTAATACGAATGAGATAATCAGTACTTCCTTTTTGGGGCTTGGTACTATATCTACCAAAAGTACCATTACTAGAGCTAAAAGGATTTTTCCCCGTTTGATTTGAAGTTAAAAAACTTAATGTTTTATAACTATCAAATTGAGATTCAATAGTTGCATCAGAAGGGCCTGCAACAAGGCTTTCTGAGTAATTAACGCCATCACTACTATAGAAAAGTTTTACTTGAAAAGTAACAGGGATAGAGCTTTCTGAACCAGACTGAGGCTTAACTCTAAATAATACAGGAGCATTAAATGTAAGAGTTACCTCATCAATCAGAGACGGGTCTGGTAAGCCAAAATTATATGTTCCTGTAGTTGCTCCTACTGTTGTAGTTCCTTGAGAACTATCAGCATTATAAATACTTGCATATTCGTTTGCATTACTAACATCAGGATCAGAAGCATAGGCAGACGGCTTATAATTATAAAAATCATCGTGTTGTTTTACTTCTGCGTTAATATCAATACCAAAAGTAGCATTTGTAAAATTGCCTATTTGTTGTATAGCTTTTTGATCTCTAGTTCCTGTTCTATAAGAAACAATAACATCCTTAAAATTTTCGTACGTAGGAACATCAATAGGAGCAAAAGCATTATTTACTGCAGAAATTTCTACATATGTATTAGAAGTGGTAACAGGAGCAGCAGTAGTTAGCGTACACTGATTACTTGCAGTATTATAGGAAGCAATGTCAGAGAAGTGATCAAAAAATATAGAACCATTACTAACTGCAGTTTCTATCTCAGGTTCAATTACTGCCTCTGTAGTACTAGTCTTAGAAATTACTACACCAACATAATCTTCCCCGTTAATACCTGCACCAGGAATTCTAATAGAAGGTTTTAACCCCATAACATCTGAGTTATCTTTTGTAAAAATCATACTATCAGTAAAAAATGCTGATGGGGTAGTAATTGTTGTAGCACCTGCAGTAGCACTAAATCCAGTAGTTATAGCTGCTCCTGCTTTATGTACTAAAGCATATCTGATTGCATTAGGATTGACAGGTTCTAAGTCATCGAAAAATCCTGCAGGACCTGTAATAGTAGTACCACTAACTGATCCATCGTCTGTAGCCTTTGACCCATACACATATCTTCCAGAAGGTTGTAGTACACGTCTTCCATCAAGAAAAACACTTGATAGTCCTTCTGCTAATTCTACAGGCCCCTCTGCAATAGCATCTATAGCTATTGCAGCGTTTCTTTGCCCACTAGAATTTCCGCTTTGGTCTCCAGCATAGCTTTGCCCTAGAGCTGTAAATTCTGCTCCAGTATTAGGATCTGTATATATAGTACCTGGTGCAATAATTATTGGCATTTAATCTCCTATCAAATTATCTACAGTAGTTGCTACTGTAACCGTAGGTGTTGTAACTGTTCCTGACCCATCATAATTATAGTTTGGGTAAAAATCGCCAAAAATAGGGTCTTCATAAGTTCCGCTTCTTGCAGGAATATTCCCAGGTACAATATCACTAGTAATAGGTATACCTCCTACTATTTTTCTACCAAATAAGTAAGGTATTGGTTGGCCGCTTATAACGGTTTGTGATGGACCATTAAATAAATAAGTTGTATCATTTTCATCAATACTAGGGTCTGGTGCATTTAACTGCTGAATTCCCATTAGAGTAAGATTAACACCAAGCAGTCCAACAGCATTTTGAGCTGCTAATGCTGCACTTTGGGCCAGGCTAAGTTCTTTACCTTTACTAGCTGTTTTCACCGCAGTTTGAAGGTAAGGGCCTATAACAGGAATCATGTGGGCAAAAAAGTATGCCGCAATTAAAGCAATACCTGTTACAATTTTTCCTGTACCCCCTTTTGCACCTGCAGGTAATTCAGTAATTATTAGGGTGTCTGCTAAAACACTATCTAGTTCTTCTTCTCCTATAAACTCACTACCATGCTGTAGATTGTAGCAAACATCTTCCTGGACACCGTCATATAGGTCTTGTTTAAAAGAGGGATAATTAGCAGCTATACACTCAAAAACATCTTTTATTGTTTTAGCTTTTATGTTCCATTCAGACCCATATTTATCCCCTAGCTTACCCTCTAAGATGACTTGCTTTGTCATTTCTATAAACTCCTACCATAAACCTAGCCCAAAAAGACCATAAATTTTCTGAGCAACTTGCTCTATTATTTGCGTGATGAAAAAATTTATCGTTATCTTCATAAACGCCTATGTGATCGGGAACCGGAGAAAAAACCTTAAATAGTAATAAGTCACCGTAAATTAAAGAATTATCGTGTACCTTTTCAAAACCCCACTTTGGTATAAGGTCTTCCATATAGTTTAAACCTTTTTCACCCCAATCTTCTACCCAGTCTTCCCTTGGAGGAAAAACTAAGCCTTTATATAAATACCAATCTCTAACTGCTTCAAAACAATCTAACTTTCCAAAAGTATACAGTCTACCTTTTAGTCGGGGTTTTTCAGGATACTGCACATAAATTCCGTCTGTGCCATAAATTACAAAAGGTAATCCAATATTATTGCATTGTTTTATATCCCATTGGCTAGGAAGACAAGAACCATTATGACTATGAACGATAGCAACTATATTTGTTTTTAGAGATAGCCCGGTGTATTCTTTTGGATCTATAACAAACTCATCGGCAGTATTGCTTGCAATATTTTTACAAGGATAATAAGTAAACTTTTTATTTTTACCTAAAACTCCACATATTTCTTTTGGAAAGTCTCTACTTATATGTTCTCTAACGCTCAAGACTTCTTGATGAAGGAAATCCTCCATAAGGTAACTCCTTATTTAGGGTTGTAACTTTTGGTATAACTAGTTTTGTGCCACTTTGATCAATAGGTTGAAATCCGTATCTAACTGCACAAGAAGAAAGCC